ACTTTCTTTTTTTTTGCCCAAATTTAGCCTAATTTTATTGATGTTTTGTTTTTAAAATATGTCAAAAATAGGTCAAAAAGTGTCAAAAATGCTTTTTTGTATTGTGTTATGTGTAATAAGGGTAATTGACGTACATTATGGTATCTTTATTGTATGGGTAAACGTGGTCGCATACCAAAACAAGCTAACCGTACTGTCGGTCATAGAGATAATAACATATCTGTATTGCCAGGTGGTCGTAATATAAAGCCACCGAAACCAAATTATAATTGGTTGTCTAAAACACGTACATATTGGCAAAATTATTGGGAAAGCGATTTATCAAGTACAGCACAAGAAGTAGATCACCCTGCTTTTTACAGATTGTTTCAATATTACGACGAAACAGAAAGAGCAAACAGAACTATACGTAAAATGGGTTCAGAGGGTCTATTAGGGATTGGATCAACAGGCCAACCTACAATAAATCCTTTAATTACACTTACTTTAAAACTTGAAGAAAAAATACTTAAACTTGAACAAGAATTAGGTTTGACACCATTAGCACGTCAAAGACTTGGAATTGCATTTGGTGAAGCACAAATGGGTTTTAAACAATTACAACAACTTCTACAAGAAGATGATGAAAAAGAACTTGATGATCCTAGATTGTTAATGTTGGAGGAAGAATAAAAAATGGAAGAACTTACAAATTTTGTTGTAGCATGGCGTAATAAATTAAAAGATGAAGATATTGTTAAAATAATAAAAATGTGTTCAGACGCTATTCTAAAAGTAAAACAAGATAATTTAATTAAAGAACATAATATTAAAATACAAAAAATATATGAAGAATTAGAAAAATAATGTACAAACCTTTACCAAGTTTTATAGATATAAAAGAAAGTCCGATACAGGGCAAAGGATTGTTTGCTACTAAAAATATCAAAGCAAATACAAATATTGGTATATCTCATGTTATGCTTGACAATCCAAAAATATGGATAAGAACACCTGTGGGTGGTTTTGTCAATCATAGCGATACCCCAAACAGCAAAATTGTAATTGATATAGGACTGCAACATTTATACTTTTTGTTTACTACACAAGATGTAAAAATTGGTGAAGAACTAACTGTTAAATACAATACATACAACCCAGAAGAAGAATAATGAAAGATAATTGGATTTATCTTAAAGACGGATCAAAAGTACATATTTCATGGATTGATACTGAATTTGAAGTAGTAGATGAAGAAGAATAGTGCAGATATATAAATTTAAAGATATTACGACAACAGAATATACAATACAAGCAAATAATCAAGATAGGGCAATAGAACTACTTGATAAAATTTGGTGGACAAAACAATTAAGTATTAAAAAATATATTGACAAAAATGATTTAAAAGTAAGACAAAGGGTATGGATAGAGTTTGATAATCTTGCAGAGCATATTTGTACAGAGTTTGTAAGTGGTGATGATGAAGAAAAATACTGTATTGATTGTTGGGAATATATAGAAAATGATTGAATTACCCGAAACAAAAGGATCAAGGGTTGTAAAGTTTATTGAAAAGTTTTGTGTGCATGGTGAGGGCGACTTTTTTGGCGAACCATTCAAATTAGATGATTGGCAGAAAGCATTAATTTATGAACTCTATGAGCTTGATAAAAACAAACGTAGAAAATATCGCGAAAGCATGATTGGTTTACCGAAAGGAAATGGCAAATCTGCATTAATCGCTGCACTTGGACTTTACGAACTTTTAGGTGCAGGTGTTACTTCACCATTAGTCGCGGTAGCAGCTGCGTCTTATGAACAAGCAAATCTTGTTTTTGGCACAATGAAAACTATGTGTAATGAAAGTCCATTACTTAGAGATATGGTTGAAACATACGAAAATGAAATACAAGTAAAAAATGCACCAGGTAGAGCTTTTAGAGTTGCAGCAAAGGCGGGAACTGCTGACGGTGGTCGCAATAGTTGTTTTATTGCTGATGAAATACATGAGTGGAATAACATCAACCTAGAAAGGGTATATTATGTTTTATCAAATAACACCGCTAAAAGACAAGACGGTTTAGTGATTGGCATTACAACAGCAGGGTATGATTTAGATAGTCTTGCAGGTCGTTTGTATCAACGTGGTTTACTTAAAGAAAGCGGTAAATCAGACGATCCAGAATTTTATTTTAAATGGATTGGTGCAAAAGATACAGATGATCCAAGCGACAAAGAACTATGGGCAAAAGTCAATCCCGCAGTACAAAATGATTGGTGGCCTATTGAGAACTTAAATAGAAGATATAAAAGTTTACCAATACATGAATTTCAACGTTATCACTTAAATCAATGGACTAGAACAGAAGAAGAAAGTTGGATAACTTCAGAACAATGGATAGCTTGTCAAGATGAGGAATTAGAACTTGAAAAAGGTTTTGATACCTTTGTTGGTATTGATATGGCTTTACGACACGATAGCGTTGGTATAGTTTACGGTCAAAAAGACGAAAATGAAGTAATAAACGTAAAATCTCAAATATGGTTGCCAAATGATGAAAAATATATGGACTATCAAGAAATAGAAGCATTTGTTGTAGAACTTATGAAAAAATACAATGTAAAAGAAGTCGCATACGATCCTGCTTTTTTTGAAAGATCCGCACAGGTTTTACTTGATCGTGGCGTACCAATGGTAAACTTCCCACAGACCCATTCCAGAATGATACCTGCCTGTGGCAACGCTTATGATCTCATTGCCAATTCAAAAGTAAGACACGACGGCGATCCAACATTTTCGGATCAAGTTATGTCTGCTGCACAACGTGTAACTGATATGGGGTGGCGATTATCAAAAGGTAGATCAAAAAGAAAAATTGATAGTTGTATAGCAATGGTGATGATGTTAGATCGTATAACTGCACCCGATCCAGAGAGTAATGAACCAGACGTTGCTATTATAAATTTATGAAATTATACAATAACGATTGCTTAGAAGTAATGCAGTACATACCAGACAACTCTATAGATTTTATTTTAACTGATTTACCTTATGGTAAAACAGATAATAAATGGGATAGTTCTATTGATATAAAATTTATGTGGAAAGAAATTAAAAGAATTAGAAAAGAAAATACTGTAATAGCACTATTTGGTAATGAGCCATTTAGTAGTCATTTAAGGTTATCAAACATAAATGAATATAAATATGATTGGGTTTGGAAAAAAACATATAAAACAAATTTTTTAAATGCAAACAAAATGCCTTTAAGATGTTTGGAAAACATTTTAATATTTTACAAAAAAAATAAATATTATCCACAGAATTTAAAAATTAAAAATAAAATTAAAGATAGGGGAATTAAAGGCACAGGTAATAATTATATAACTACAACTAAAAATCGTTATACACAAAAATTTACAAATTATCCAACTGAATTGCTTGAATATAAATCTGTTCATAAACCAATACATCCAACTCAAAAGCCAACAGAACTTCTTGAATACTTAATTAAAACATACACATTAGAAAATGAAGTAGTTTTAGATTTTACAATGGGAAGTGGATCAACAGGTGTAGCTTGTGTTAATACAAACAGAAATTTTATAGGAATAGAGTTAAAGAAAGAATATTATAATTTAGCAAAGGCAAGGATAGATGAAAAACTATATAACAACACTAGCTGAAGTAATAGGTGCAAGTCTTATAATTTATGGTGTATATACAATTAATGTTTCGTTTGCAATAATAATTGCAGGAATATTTTTAATAGTAGGAAGTTATTTGACAGTTAGATGAGTTTATTCAAAAGAGAAAACAGGGACGCGGCTTTAGGCAACCTTACAGATTTATTAGCACTAAGAGAGGGCGGACTAAGAAATTTTAGTGGTGAGGAAGTTAATGAACAATCTGCACTTGGTATATCAACTGTGTTTAGTGCAGTGTCATTATTAGCAGATAGTATTGCTTTACTTCCAATGAAAACTATTAGATATGAAGCACAAAAAGTAATCCATACAGAAAAACCTAAATTTTTAGAAAAACCAAATGTGGCACAAGATTTATCAATGTTTTCATTGATACATCAAACTATTTCTACATTAGCAATGCACGGTAACGCGTTTATTTTAGTTGATAGAGATAGGCAAGGTAGACCAATACAACTTACACCTATACACCCAGAAAAAGTAAAAGTTGAAATGCTTGACGGAAAAAAAATATTTATGTTGATGACAAAAAAAGGACAATATGATAGACGCATTACAACTTACAATATGTTACATCTTATTTGGTATCAATATCCAGGTCAATTAACAGGTATTAGTCCATTACGTGCAAACGGTAATACGTATGGTTTGGCTTTAGCAATGGAAAGACACTTATCGCAGTTTTACGGACAAGGGGGAACACCCTCTAGTGTTTTGGAAACTGACAGGGATTTGACTTCAGAACAGGCAAGTATTCTAAAAGATACATGGCTAAATAATCATAATAGAAATAGAAAACCTGCCGTTCTTACGGGTGGGCTAAAATGGAAAGCCATAAGTGCGGCAGCAGGTGATGAATTAATAGCTGCAAGAGAACAAATAACACATGAGATAGCAAGAGTTTTTAGAATACCTGCACATTTACTTTTGGCAAAAGACGGATCAAATGTATATTCAAATCTTGAAAGTAACGGTCTAGCATTTATACGTCATACACTTTTACCTTGGATTAGAAGAATAGAAGATAGTTTTACAACATTACTACCAGGCAAACAATTAGTTAGATTAGATACAGATGAATACGCACGTGGGGATCAATTAAGTCGTGTACGTTCATTTCAAGTTGCTATAAGTTCTGGTGTTATGACACCCAATGAAGCAAGAGCAAAATTAGAGCTTGAACCTTATGAGGGTGGGGACAAATTCTATATTGGTTTACAAGGTGCATTAATTGATCCAACATTACCACCACAAGGTGTTGATGAACATGATCCGACAAACTCAATGATTGAAGAATAATGCCGTATTCAATAAGTAGAGAAGCAGAAAATTGTAATGGATTTGCAGTCATCAAAGATGATGATAAAAAAATTATGGGTTGCCACGATACAGAAAAAAAAGCAAAAGACCAAATAACTGCTTTAAATTTATCTGAACAACAATATAAAAGACAAGCTGACCCAAGTCAAGATTTATATGAAACACAAGAAGAAGCAGAGGATAAAGCAAAAGAAATAGGTTGTGTGGGTTCACACACACACGAAATAGACGGCGAAACATATTTTATGCCTTGTGCTGATATGTCAGAATATGAAGAAATAACAGGTATGAAACATACTTCAAAAGATGATCCAACACTT